TTAAAAAAGATGGCTGAAAGATGTAAGGAAGGTAATGTTAAGAGATTAACACCTGAAACGTATCACATAGCTTTAGGTCAGTATGATAAGTATTTTTAGGGCAGTATAACGACTTGAACAAGGTTGAGCAAGTAAAATTGTCTTTGGTTGGCGAATTAAAGATGCTGCCCTAATATTTAAAAGGAGATTATATGAGTAATGTAAATGAAAGAGATTGGAGAAATCATATAGGTTGGAAATTTCCATATAAAGGACATACTATGTCTAATCCTCAGTATATAAAAGATAAAGCTAAATTATTTGCTGAGAATGGAAATGGATGGTGGTGTAATGATGGAACAGGTTGGAGTATGGATGAAGAAACTCCAGCAGAAAAAATGAGAAGGTATAAACAAGGAAGGTATAGAAATGAATTATAAAGTTAAAAAACTTTTTAATGGATTTGCTTCAATTAGAGATCATATCTTAAAAAAATGTGTAGATTCAGAAGATAATCTTATTATAGAGTTTGAAGATAAAAAGATGACAGTACCGTTATCAAAGTTAAAGAACCCATTCCAACTTCACAAAAAAGAATTTGTATCTAAGTACGATGGATCAAAGTATAAACTATATGATTTTAAATTTATCCCTAATGATATTAAACAGGAGAAAATGAAATTATGAAAGTATATTTTGATAGACTAAGATGGAAACTATGTGAATGTTGTGACAGAGGTATCTGGTATGAATGGGAAGGTCCAGGTCCTAATGATGGACATGCAGAACGATGTTCATGTTGGAAAGAATCATGGTATAGTCTTGTTAAAGGTTATATCTTGGTTAGATTTAAAATTTTAAAGAAGAAGCTTATTTGGAGGAATAAAAATGTCAATGAATATCCATTTTGATGAAGACTATACTCAAACTACACTTTATTATGGAGTAGTAGATGATGAATATAAATTTAGTATAAATGTAGATTATAATTCAGCATTAAAGGCATACACTGTAGAAGAGGTAGTATGGGAAGATGAATCCCCTCCAAAATTAGATAAAGCTGTAAAGAGAATCATGGATATAGTATATAAGTGGCATCCTGAAAATGCAATACTATATGCTAAAGACTATTAAGGAGAATAAAATGGCAAGAGAATGGAATAAACAAACAGATCCTAACTTACTATTGATTGATATTTATGATCAGATATCTAAATACTTCAATAATAATAAGAAAGTGAGGAATGTTACAAAAAAGAAACGTAAGATTAAACCTGCTACAAATCCTGTTTTACATAAAGATAAATTTGCTACATGCAAATATTGTGGTGAAGAAGAATTCTTTTGGGGTGAAACAGAGTGGGGTTGGAGATTGTTTGACAAAGAGAACGAACAACATATGTGTAAAGATCAAACTGAGTCGAAGAATGGACAACCTACTGCAGGGTAATGTATTAGATAGAATCAAGGACATCCCTAGCAAGAGTATTCAAACTGTGGTTACCAGTCCTCCTTATTGGGGACTGCGTAACTATGGTGAAGATGAACAGTTAGGATTGGAAGAAACACCTGAAGAGTATGTACATCATATGGTACAGGTATTTAGAGGTGTTAGGGATGCATTGAAAGATGATGGTACGCTTTGGCTTAACATTGGTGACAGCTATGCAAGCAGTGGGAAGTTCGGAAAGGAGGGGGAACGTGATATAGGACCTCGTAACTTATCTTATGGTAGAGCTCCTACTCCTCCAGGGCTAAAAGTGAAGGATTTGGTAGGAATACCATGGAGGCTCGCATTTGCCCTCCAGAGGGACGATTGGTTCTTGAGGCAAGACATCATATGGGCTAAAGGCAATCCTATGCCAGAAAGCGTAAAAGACAGGTGTACAAAGTCACATGAATACATCTTTCTACTAACAAAAAGTTCTAAATATTACTATGACTATAAGGCAATCGCTGAAAAGAGCATTCATTTCGAGACAGATAAGAGAGCTAAACTAGGCAGAGTGCCACACAAGTCAGGTAAATCAGCAAGCAAGGACAATCAGTATGCAATTGATGGTGTTGGATTTTCAGAAGATGGTTTAAAGAATAAACGATCAGTTTGGAATATCAATACTAAACCATCAAGTGTAGCACACTTTGCAGTATTCCCTGAAAAGATTCCTGAATTATGTATTAAAGCAGGAAGTAGAGTAGGTGATACTGTATTGGATCCATTCTTTGGTAGTGGTACTACAGGTTTTGTAGCACAAAGACTAGACAGGAAATGGGTAGGGATTGAGCTAAATCCTGAGTACATAAAAATAGCAGAACAAAGATTTCGCCAACAGGAGTTGTTTGCTCCACATGGAAGCGAAATGGAAGAACATGATTACATAACACATCACGATCCAGGAGACGAGAATGACAAGAGAAACAATAAGAGATCATATCCCATGGGATGACTACTATGAAACTAGGGATAATAATGAGGAGTATAAGGAAGAGAATTTAGAGTTCTTAAGCTCCCCAAATAAGAAAACTATTCATCATACTAAAGTAAGTAGCATTGGTGTACAGAGTTTAGTAGATAAGTTGCAAGACGATGTTACTAAAATAGACTTTAGATTACATGGTATAAGAGATGAAATTGATGAACTAGAAGCAAGGAGTCTACAGAATGTCCTCACCAAGCAAAGCAAAGGGTAACAGGTTTGAAAGGTTAGTAGTTAATCAAGCAAAAGAAGCTGGCTTTAAAGCAGTAAGAGCATATGCTTCAGATGGTAGAAGTCTTGGTGAGGCTCCTGATGTAGACTGCTTAGTAGGTGGTTTTAAAATACAATGTAAGACTAGAAAGCATATAGCTAATTGGATTAAAGTACCAGAATCATGTGATGCCACAGCTGTTAAAGAGAACAGAGGTGACACATTTATTGTGATGCATTATGATGCTTGGTTAGAGTTGATTAAACTAATATGAAACTAGAAAAGATATTTGATATAGAACTTGGATTTAACTACAGTAAAATATACTTATATCCTTTTAAATTTGAAATACTAGTATCACCAGTATTAGGAGTGTTCTTTATATTTGTTATATTTAAATATGAAATTGGATTAACTTTTTCAAAGCATTTTGGGTAAATCCTAAGATAGTACATAGAACAGGGAGGGGGGGTATTTAATATCCCCCTTTTTGTGCTATTCTAGATATAATATCTAAAGAAGTTAATAAGGAAGAATTCTTTTTTCTCTTCTGCTCTTTCTTCTTCTTTCCAAAAATCTTTTCATGGTAACGCTTTGTCCATTCCTCTGGGTAAAACTTAAAGATATGTCTAAACATATCCATAGGTCTACCCTCTTTAATTGAAGGAGCTATCTTATGTTTAAGCATACCCCATGCTGTAGATAATTGATATGATCTATATCTCTCAACATTTTTATCTTTATTATCTGAATAATCTACGTTTCCAAGTATAATTTTATTTAAATCCGAATGGTCCATATCTATTAAACCTGAAGCTATCATAGCAAATTTTAGACTTCCAATGTTTGTACCAGATACTTCAGATAATAAACCAAATGTAGGTTTATTTGGATCATCATATTCACTTACATCAGAAATACCTCTTTGTATTCTTTCTTGTGATTCATTTTCAAACATATTAAATAGATTTGCATTAATTAAAACAGAAGATAGTGAAAGAAAAGCACTTGCTGCGCCAAACCTTATTAAATGCTGAAGCTCATCAGAATCAAACTGTCTGGATAGTGATGCTTTATGTGCACCCTTTAAGGTAGCCCAATGTGATTCAAATAAGGACAATGGATAGTGCATTAAGTGCATAGATGCTTCTAAAGCTGCCCCCACTGCTCCGCTTTTATATTTTTTAGCAATGACCTGACCTTCCATCTCATCTACTGTTCTCCATTCCCCTCTTAAAACTTTTGCTTTGGCATGTACAGCATATTCATATGCCCATGCATTAACCATTTCCAACGCATTCTTTTTAGCAAATCCAATTGCAGCTGATTCTTTATATCCTCTGTCTAATAACTGTTCATATTTTTTATGAAAAGCAGTTCTATACATCCACTTTCGTTGAGAATTCTCTGTAAATCTATGGAACCATAATGACTTATTAATTGTCCATTGTCCTGTCCTTTTCAGAAAATCTATAAATGGTTCTCTATTATAAGTAACTTTTCCAGTAACAGGATTATACATTACTTTACTTTGATCAAAATCTCCTTTTGTAAAAGTACCTTCTGTATATAATTCTGGAGAAACCTCAGAAAATAGAAACCCAGCATCTTTTTCAACAATATACATCAATGATCTAAAATCCTGATCAGTCATAGCTCTCATGGTTTTACCTAACTGACCAAATCCTACTCTACTATAATAATGAATAGCTGATGCAGCATTCTTTACTGCTCCAGTAATATTTAACCCCATCTTTGTCGCAGTTTGAAATGCATTCGCTGTTAACACAGCATTGTTAGCCCACTCAGGTCTCTCTCCTAATCCTCTTGTAAATACAGCATACTCTTCTTCAATAAACCTTTTAACTCCACCAAGAAATTCAAGATTATGATCTTTAGGCATATTCTTTATTGCTTCCATGTAAACAGCTTGTGTTCTAACAAGCTTATTGAATCCAGTAGATTGAGCGCTATACTCATCTAAAACAAATAAAGGATCTTTAATCCAATAATCCTCAATAAATTTATTCCTTGATTTAGTTCTTTCTGGTAAGTCTTTAACAACAGAAGAATCTAAAATAAGTTTAGAGATATCAGTGAAGTCAACCTTAGAAGCCTCTCCACCTCTTGACATAGCATTACTTAATCTTTCTTTTACATTTGCTAGAGTTTCATAAGTTAAGTGAGGGTAATATCCTCCTTCTTTTTTATTTTTTTTAATATTTTTTATAGCATTAACTATCTTATCATCAAAATCTTTGAACCGTCTACTAGCTACTCTAGCCTTCTTTATATCAGATGTATTAGCATACCTTAATGCAGCAAGGCTTCTTAAGTCTTGTAAACCATATAAATAAACATCACCTAATTTATTAAGATAGCTTCTTGTTCTTTTAGCAGCCTGATATATATAAGGATTTACAGTTTCCTTTTCTCCATCTACATTAACAAAATCTGATTCAGATTTTTTGAAATCAATATTCTTAAGTTCTACAAGATTATGAAACTGACCCATTAGTTTCCCTTCATCTTTAACTAAAAACTTTTCCATTTGTCCAACAAATTCAGCAAAATTAATCCCTTCCTCTGATGCTACCCTTTCTCTTTCTGTCTTGATTTTAGCTAAAGCTTTTTTACCATCTAAGCCAATGGAAGCATATGCATCATAAAACTTATTAGCTATAAAAGAACCTACATCAAGAGTCCTATTCATATTTATTCGCTCAAAGTTTAATATTCCACCAAGCTCATTATAGAATTTTCTGGAAGTTGGGTCCTGCTTAGATGTACCCTCAGGTACTACCCATGCTAAATTAGAATACTTCCCTCTTAGTCTTTGAGAGAAATCTTTTATCTCTGTTGAAGCTCTTCTTATTTCTTTATCAGCTAACTTAAGATCAGATCCTATAGGGAGTCCTAATCTTTGACTCAAGAACCACTGCATATTTCTAGCAGACATTTCTTGATCATATCCATTTACCTTATCACTAAATCTTGCTCTTACTAATCTATCAGATTCCCATTGATCAAAAAGCTTATTTAAATTTTGTTCATGTTCTACCTGACCAGGATACTTTGTATTACATCCCACAGTTATTACCTCCATTCATAATATCTGTAAATTTTTTATTACTATCCTGAGGCTTTCTCATGATAATTTTCTCACCAGAAAAAGTTTGCATCTTTTTTAATCCTGCTGTTCGAGATGGAATTATACTATCAAAATATCTTTTTGCTAAAGGATCATCCCACCATATTCCCATCATCTTAGCCATAGAAAGTAATGCAGTCTTATTTTGCCCTGCTTTCTTAAAGCCATCAAATACTGAATCCATAGAGGACCTGTCCCATGCAGAAAGATCAACCTTTACATTTGGATTATCTTTTATATATTCAACATCCTTAATAAGATTCTTTACCCATTCCTGTCTTCCTGTATTCTCTGCCCATTTTGAAGCGGTAGTAACTAGATGCTTGTTCATCTTAAAATAAGGTACAACATCCTTATCACCTGTAGTAAGATAAGCTACCTGTACATACTGTGGCATTAAAAGATATCTCCACATAAGCTCTTCATTCGTTGCATCTGGTGCCCATTTTTTCATGAATGCATTGAAATCAGCTTCATCTTTTACTCCACTATAATTATATATACCACTTCTTAAAGCCTTGATCTGTCTGTCATTTACTATATCTAAAGTTTTTGAGTAGCTATGGCTTAATGTAAACCTTAGTTTTTCTACTTCTTCAGCAAATATTCTTTTATCCATACCTGTTTTCATGAAATCTACTGGTACTGCAGCTTCCCACTGTCTTCCATCAATTTCATCATGTGTCCCTCTGGTAACAGCATTTAAAGCTGTAGAATATCTTACCATTGTATCAGACATACTCTGTCTTTTCATAGGAGTTTTATCTATGATAAGTGTATTCCCAGCAGGTACCCAAATATCTGTATCTTTATTTATCCTGGTTACATACTTTAACATTCCATAATCTATTCTCTTACCATTCTCAATGCTCTCATATGAATATAAATTAGCTCTCTCTTCATCCACAAGTCTCACTGCACCTCTAATCATATAGACATCTGCTTCACCAAACTTATGTTTGATAGTTTTCTTTGTACCTCTATCACTTTTATTTATAATAACTGCATCTTTTTTTACAACCATACCCTTTGATATTTGATTGTCTAGGACATCTATAGCAGATCTTAAATTTAAAATTCTGTTATGTAGTGAATTTACTTTTTCAGGATTTGCATACTTATCAGAGCTTACATATTTATAGCTTCCTAATAGATCTTCATACTGGTTATTAGCAAGGTACCTTAAAAGACTAGTTTCTACAGCTCCTTTTGCCCTTCTTTCTCCAGTAGCCGTTAATCGTTCTTTAAAGGAACTTGTGCTTAATTCAATATCTCCTAAACTTGTAATTATATCTACTGGATTTTCACCAAACATCTTAACAGTATTAACAAAGCTTTCTATGTTATCAACAAACAAAGATGCATTCCTATAATTATCCCCTTTCAATTCCTTCCCATAGAAGTTATCTGTATTCATTATATCCAGATCAAGCATTCTCCTCATCTTATATGCATTAGGGGATTTATTCCAAAATTCATTATACTTACCGTCACCAAGCCTTTCAGTTGCACTAGGAGTTACTTTAAAACTAAATCTTAAAGGGACAATATCAAATGAGAATCCTTTATTAATAATATCTCCATACATCTCTAATCTTTTTCCTTTATCCATTAAAGCACCTGTTCTAGTTGGATAAAACATTTCTAAATACTCAGATGTAAGTTGCCTTGCTCCATCTCCATCACCTTGGTATCTTAATAAAGATATTTTACGTTGAATTGATTTCGATATAAAGTTTGTAGGATTTGTGAAAAGAGAAATCAAATCTTCTCTAGCTTTACGCAATTCCCTAGCCTCTGGTGTCCTAGGACCAGCTTCATCATAAACATCATTGCTTACCATATTAACACGCTTCATTACCCGTGCTATAGAATTGAATACTTCCCTACTAATAGTTGATGGATTATTATTGAAGAATGGATTTCCCATATCAAAAATACCATTTTGCTCTACATTGTGTCTATCAAATACCTTATCTCCTTTTGGTAAACCAGATATTCTATCTCCAAAAAATACAAAATTAATTAAGTTATCAACAAATTCGTGAGTACCTCCAAACTTATCAGTAGTATTCTGTTGTGAGTCATAGTATTTTTCTAGAACTTTCCATTGGTCTCCAATATATTTATCAACACCAGTTAAGTCCTTTAATAACGGTTTATTATCAAACTGTATACCAAGTCTATTCATCCATCCTATAACATTTCTCAATCCTATAGCCTGTCCAATAAGCATACTATTCTTTGTCATTCTTCTAGCATGATTTGAGAATCCTACTTCAGAAGGCACCATACCTGCCTTATGCTCTCCATTCTTATTTAACCCTATTCCAAATGGATTAACATATCTCTCTGACTCAAGGCTTCTTGTCTTATCAAACATATAAAAATCTTTCTTTAAACCCCACTCATTAGAGAATGCCTTAGTATTTTCCCAATCAAATTTTGTATGTGTATAGAAATGATCACCATCATTATCTCTTTGGAGAATTGTCCTTAAGTCAAAAGAATTAATCTCAACCAGTCCATTCATCCTATCTAAAACTTTCTGTACTCTGAAGATTCCTTTATCATGACCTATCACTGGAACTGCATGACCAACTACTCCAAGCTCTATATTAAACTTATCCATCGTAGGTATATACTGAGAATCAATCTTATCAGGTCCAATAGGCTTTCCTTTTAATAGTGTAACTAAATGCCTTAAAGTTATACCATCTCCTCTATTCCAAAAGCCTCCTCTCTTACCCTCTCCATTTAGATATTCAAAGAAACTCTGAAGCTCTTTTTTATCTGCAGAAGAGAGAGGATTTTTATGGTGATTAAAATCTTCAACAATAACTCCTTTTTTATTAGTACGATATCCTTTTGTTGTATCCGTTTCTCCTAGCCTCTCATAAAAACTACTATGATAGTCTAACTCACCCTTATTAATATTTTTTATTTTAACCTTGTGATCTATTCCATTACTATCAGTTATAATAAATACTTCACCATTTAGATTTCCAATATTATCTGTCCCTATCCTTCTACTTAGCGTATTCCTATTTAATCCTATTCCACCAAACCTTGCTGCAACTCTTGACTGTTTAGTAGTGCCACCAGTACCAAATACATCAGCATAGACTGGATTTCCTAGATCACCAAGTACATTAGGAACAATGAAATTATCCTCTCCACCAAATTTATTTACATTCTTTCCAAAAATATCAAAAGCTTTAGACCTAAGAAGTCTTATAAGCTGTGGAGCTATTAGTGGATTATCTGCTGAAGCTCCATATGTAACCATAGCTTTAGCTAATCCTGCACTTCCACTATCTAGATAGTTACCTTCAGTCTCATTTAAATCATATAATGTTTCTGAAAGTGATTTCCCATCAACTAGTTGCTGTTTCATAGCAGCAAACTCTGCTGTTTTACCATCAATAGCTGATGCCTTTATAAATTCTTTGACCTGAACATTAGTTCCAAGATCAACCAATGAAGATGGCATCACAACTCCATCAGTATTCTTTGATCCAAAAGAAACTCCAAATGCATCGTGGTCTAATCTTATCACATTCTTATCTGACCAAATTCTATTACTCCCAGTTAAATTACTCCAATCTATATCTCCTTTAATTTTGGTCTTCCCAAGGCTTACTAATGGAAGAGCCTCTATAGGAGTTCCTGCTAAACTGGTGCCATCATATGTTTTAGCTGCTGATACTCCTATCATCACATCAATATCAGTAGGCATATACTTTCCTATGTCTGGATGGTATATTGCAAAACCTTTCCCAAGCATTTGATTCCCATCTCCAACCTGGAATATAACAGTTTTCTGTCCGTTAGGACCTCCTCTTTCAAAAACAGTCTTATAATTTCCACCAGCTGTCATTAAAAGTTTCATCCCTCTTTCAGATATAAATTTTATACCATCAAGTAATGAATTCTGTAGACTCTTTAACTCATCAGGATTATTTACTATCTCATCACGCATATTGGTTATAAGATCATTCAATAACTTTTTAGTTGATGGTAATCCTGAGGGATTCATAGCTTTATCTACCACTTGCAAACCATCTAATGAAATGTTTCTTATATCTGTTGAGAATATATTATTTATTGACTTACCAAATCCTTCATCATTAACTAATAATGTTCTCCATCCATTATCTATTACACTTTGGGCCATTAATTGAATATCTCTATGCTCTCTAGCTCTAGAAAAATGACCCTTTGCAAACCAATCCAACACTTTCCTGTTTAGCATTGAAGTAGTTCCTCCATCAGATAAATAAGATCTCTTATAGACATTATCTAATAACTTAGAAATTTCAGCCTGAGTACCATCACCAGCATATAGCTTAACAAGTTTTTTAATCTCACTTCTCTTACCAAGATCAGATACATAAGGCATTAACATCTTTAACTCAGCAATATGCCTTATATCAGACTCTCTGGTAGTTACTAAATCCCCAAACATTTCTTCAAACTTCGTACGCTCTGCATCTCTACTGAACCAATTATCCCTTGCATTATTGAACCAATTCTCATACTCAGTATCCATCTTCCTTAGATTGCTTTTATCCAAAGAAAATACTATTCTGTCATTAGGAGATAGTCTCATATATAAGAACGGTACTTCAATTAAATTACTATCTTTAGCCTGTAATTTATTTAATTGAGTTCCATCCAAAACAAATCCTGATTTTCTAAAATCATTTATAATAGAACTAGTATCAGATGACCTTATAGCTTCTTTAATTATATTTTGTATAAACTCTCCACCATTGTCCTTAGAGCTTCCTTGATAAAAATCTAAACTAATAGTAGTAAGCTTACCATTTATCTTCGCTGTTATTGAATCTTCAATATAGCCAACCTTAAAACCCTTGTCACTATAGTACCTCACATTTGGACTAGCTGCCTTAGGGGTATCTGGAGCAAAGGTAACTATTGATCTATCAGTTTCACTAGCAGCTACTATCTTTAATCTTTCTATTGGAGATGTATTAGTAAATGTCATCATCAAAGTTGGAGCATCATTTAACCTAAACTCAGCCCATGCCCTTTGCTTCTCACCTAGAGTAGGGTATCTTTCATTATCACTATATATCCCCTCTCTTATCACATCTTTTAATACTCTCTGAACTACCCTTACATCAGTATCAGCCCAACGCTCCTTAAATTCTGGCTTCAATTCATTATGCTCATTAACAAGACCATAATCTCTTGCTATATCCATAGTTGTTCTTTTGTGGTGATGTATCTTATTCTGTTCTTCTATTCCAGTAAGAAGCTTCTCTCCCATATCGTTGATAGATTTGAACTTACTATTAAGTAATACCTGTTCATTTACTTTTTGTGTAAGTCTTTCAGCTATAGCACCATACTCACGAAATGAACTGGTTTCATTAACACTCTCCATTAATTCTTCTATGGTAATAGTATCCTCAGTCTCCTTTATCCTTGAGTATTCCTTATTCCATTCAGCATAAAGTTGGTCTATATTTGTTCTAGCATCACCTATATTTAAACCTAACTCCACATCTCCTAATGCTATTCTTTCCATCCTGTTTACTAGCTTAAGCATACTATCAGTAGAATTCATCTCTGCTTTTAATGCACTAATAATTTGAGTTTCAATTGCATTTGTTTGTGTTAAGATATCAGTTATAGAAGGGTCTGTAATATCTCTCATGCCTCCCATAGCCTCTATTTCCCCTGTGGGAAGACTTCTAACTCTCCCCTCTAATATCCTTATAGCATTGGTAATATTTATAGCATCATCACCCTTGAAGAAATCTTTTAATGATTTCAAAGTTTCAAGTGACGTTTCAATACTATCTCTTAATGAGCCTTCATTTGGTTTTTCTATTATAGCTTTAATATTATTTAATTGATGAACAACAGTACCCAGTCTCTGAATAACTCCCTTATCACTATCTTTACCTGATATAATTAATTCAAGTTTATCTCTAACAAGATCAATACTTTTTAATTGACGAGAACCTAACCATTTATAAAGTTCTAATACTTTAGCAGGATTAATGTCTTCTGTCTTAAATGGTCCAAGCTCAGATTCTTCTACAAGGGTTTTACCTAAAATATTTTTAATATATTTATAAGCTTTACTTATTGCTTCGTTATCTTTTACCTTACCAAGACCTAAATTTGCTTTTAATGCTTCCTCACTTTGTATCTTTATCTTTCCATCTTGGCCAAACCATGCAAGATTATGATTAAGCATTTCAGCAAGTAAAGGGTATGCTCTTCTATCTCTTACAGTACCACGTAACTTTCTATCCCAAAAACTATCTCTCACTCTTTCACGCATATTAGTATTGAAATCTTTTGAGTTACTTAAAGCAAACTCTGTTGATTTTTCTTTTAGCAGATTAATAGAATCTATATCTATTGCACCTGAACCAGATGTTTCCTTAAGTATTTTTCTAGCACCTCCTATTTTCATTAATTCAAAAGTATGCTTTAACTCAATAAGCGATCCTTCTATATCAGTAAGTATGTCTAACTGTTCTTTTTCATTACCTTCTTTATACTTTGTTGTATTTCTAGCAATTATACCAGAATAATCTGCTATATCTCTAAGGAATCCTTTCTCACCACCTGCATCTACTGTAAACATTTCTACCAGCATTTTTCTAAAATCTACATCTTTAGTTTGATACTTGCTTTCAGGATCTATGGTATTTGTTATTATACGATACATCCTATCTGTAGATTCTATATCTTTTGCATCTTTAAGAAAGTCTAAGAAATAGTTTGAATCTGCTGGATCTAGGTCTACAACAAGATTCTCCTTAGTTGGGAATTGTCTATTGATATTCGCTATCTGGTCACCTATAAAATTACCTAACTCTGATTCAAATGTATCCTTATCATAACGACTCTCCTTAACAATCTTACTATAGCTAGGACCTTCTTTTGGAAGAATAGTTACCATACCTTGGTCACTCATCCAGTCTATAAGATTATTAATCTTCTGTAAGTTTCCTATATGTTCTCCTTCAGCTCCATAAGACTTGTTTATAACAAGTCTATCATCAGCTCCTTTTTTAATTTCCAATCCAAAGTTTTCACCAGCCTGAAAGAGAAAATCTTTTAGTAGTGCTTCAGAATTATCCCTGGTCTCTTTTGTTATCTTAACTAATGTGCCCGCAACTCCTAGTTTTCTTATAGAAGGTCCGTCAGTATTAAACCTTATACCTTCTACAGCTGTAGCAAGTTTAGTTAACGTATCTTTATCAAAGGTTCTTATATCCAGACCTTCTGTTTTTGTAAAATCCTCTTGAAATACCTTCATAGATTTATACCAATCAAACATTTGCCTGATATCTGAATGCTTAAAATCGTCATACCCCTGCTTATCATGCTCTTTAAAAGTATATCCTTCTACTACCTTATCAAACTCCTTGAATATTTCCTTACCAACATCATGACTATAGAAAGATGCACCCAATCCTTTTACATAATCTTTATGGTTATGATATCCTATAACATCTTCAACACCCTTAGTATCAACGCCCATTATCTTTAATGCATTAAGATAAGGTACATAATCAGCCATAACATTTGCTGCTTCTTTATGACCCCATCCACCTTTTCCTTTTACCATTGCAGCAGACATTATTAAATGAGAGGCCATTTCTTCTGAACTTATGTTCCCCCATTGATCCCTATCTAGTACCCAATGATTCATTGCTACAGTACCAAGTGCTATTCTTGGGATAGAGCGATAGAAATCCTCTCTATATGCTTTCCACCATCCAGTTGTCATGTTTCTTGAAACTACACCCTTGGTCTTTTCCATTAACTCTATAAGTTCTTTTTTAGGAAGTGTATCTACAGCCCTTCGTATCTGAGAGATATTTTTATATGTCTTCCCTGCTACTTTTAATTTTGTATCTAATGCATATACATTAATATCACCCATTTTCTTTGGACTATACATAAGTTTTGCAAGGCTTCTAAGAGTGGTATCTCCATATTTTTCTCCTATCTGCTTATAATTTGTTTTCATATACCTACCAAAATATGCTTTCACACCAGTAGATATATTCTGAACTCCTCCTTTACCAACAGCTCTTATTAAAGGAAAGCCAAATGCCATTGCTGTAGAGTGTGCCATCGTACTTGCAGGATCAAAGTGCTCATCTTTAATAGCATTTCTTATAGCCCCCTGTCCAAGACCATGAATATTCATCATAGCGAAATCCTGTACCACCATTGAGAAATAAGTAGCTAGTTTACTTTTTATTGGTCCTGGTAGCTCTCCTCCTATCTTCCTTTCTATCCAATGAGCTGCATCATTAATATATCTACCTTCCTTCAGGCCTTCCATCATACCTTTAGTAATCATATTAACTTCTTTCTCAGCTATCTCTTCTATTCCTGCTTCAGTAAAAGCTTTCCTAACAGCTTTGCCTGATAAATGCTCTAATGCTCTTTTAGATACTAAAGCTTCAGCACCATCAGCTTCTAAGGTTTGTATAAACTTTATAGCATCATCATCAAGTGAATTAACAAACTCTCTAGAGAATTTAGTTTGGAGACCTGATATGATAGATTCTGGATTTACATCAGCTTCTTTAGCTATCTTACCTATCTTACTTGTAGCACCTGCAAATCCTTCTTTTGCTACTGCACTGTTTACAGCAGTCTTAGCTACCTTTCTTACTCCTGCTTTAGTAGCAACAGCACCAATAGCTCTTGATCCTTTAGCCATTAAACCAAAAGGCCCCCAAGGTGCAAATAAAGATAGACCTTCACCCACAATTTTACCTGCTCTTTGTGCAGAGTTCATTCTCTCCCAACTCTCAGACTCAGGTTCTGCAAATGCAGAAACACCCCATGATAAGCCTGATGCTCCTCCCCACAGAGCTGAACCTAAGAAATCAAGTACATTACCACTATCACTTACTCTTTCAATATCTTCATAATTAGGATATAAGTAATCATTGGGACTATAACTTGATGCATTCTGAAGTGGGTCTTCAGCTTGTATATCTTCAAGGGAATTGAAGTATTCCTTGGGGAGTGGCATATTAGATCCTTAATGTTTTTATAATATCAATACCAAATTTGTTTGTTATATTCATAATTAAAAAGGCCCTCCTGCATAGCCAAAACCTGCTTTATCACGTTGCTCCATTTGTCTTAGCCACTGAGCTTTAGATTGTATCTCTTTAATTTTAGCTTCATTCTCTGATATAACATCTGCATCTCTTCTATTCTTCAAGATTTCTATAGCCATATCTCTCAATTGTGCTTTTATCTTATCATCTGAAGCTTGTATGGTAGTAAGCCCCTTGCTCTTCGCTAACCTTTCCATCTCACTGGAAATCATATCTTCATCAATCCCTTCTAAATCAACAGGAACTTCCTTCTGAGGGACAGGTATATTTATTCCTCCTATATTAACATTCACAGTCCCCTCATCTTCCTTATTCCATTTAAGATAATCATCATAAAGATCTCCCCCACCAAGCTTATCTTCTATTATTTTAAAATAAATTTGATGGTCTTTTACAGGTACCTGTTTTGATATATTTTTAAAAGATGTAAAAAGTTCATCTTTGGTATTCATATCTTTTATAGAAACCTTAAATAGATCAGAGGGAGTAGCATCAGGATCTTCAGACTTAGCAATAACATCACTCATAATCTGAGTCACTTTTGCATCTGCCTCTTTCAAATTTGTATAAGCAATATTTATTGCAGGATTTTGAGATAAGAACTTTTCATACCTGCCACCAGGTTCATTCTCTACAAGTCTTAAGAAGTTTTTATAATCATTAGTCTGAATAAATGCTTGTTGTAAGTTTTTCAACATTGTTTCATCAGGCTTAACAGTTTGTCCTGCCATCTCATATTCAAAATAATCTTCAACATTATCAACATTAAATAACTCTTTCATTACTGTAAATTGACTTGTCGCTGTATCTATGTATGGACTTGCTAAATCTTTTGATGCTTGAATCCCTGTAGTAGCTCTTACTGCAGGATCAACATTATAGAATGCCTTATCTGCTCCCCATGTTCCGCTCCATCCTAAACCTCCTTCATCTATAGACTTAGTTGCATGCTCTACAAACTTTTCATATTCATCTACTTCAAGAATTCTATTTATACCAGCAAAGTCCTGCCCCTCTTTTCTCAATACTTGTGCCTGCATAGCTAAATCTGTTAATGAATTTTCTAGTTCTTTATTGTAAAGAATTCTATTTGTTATATTTTTTTGAATATTATCTATATCAATTTGATTATCCTTAGTATACCCATCCAATATTTCTAAACTAGCAGTTGTTGCATTTTCTGATGAGATATTATATAAACTTCTAAAGCTATTTTCTAAATCGCTAGTTCTACCAACAAGCTCAGTTCTTTGATCTAATAAAAATCTTGTAAGGTCTTGATTCTTATCATGTTCAATCTTAGTAGTAAGAATATCTTTCTCAAGAGTAGCTTTTTTATTAAATAAGTCTGCTTCAGCAACTATTTTTTTGTCAAGTAAAGTTCCCTCACCAGCTATCCTTTTTTCAAGTAAAGCTACATCTGCTGCATCTTTAGAACTTTGTTGTACCATTCCAAGAATAAGAAGTGACAACTCCCTCATCGTATCTTCAGGGCCGTAATCTATCTTTGGTTGTCTTGGTGTCCAACTAGGCATTATCTTACACTCCTATTTTGTATTTTATCAATTGCATCCAAAGCTCTATACCTGAATTTATCATTAAGCCAATCACGTCTCTTACTGCATCCCCCACACTCTTTTATCCTACCACCAGATACCTTCTTGATAGCATTAGATACTGTGTCTCCTAATCCTTTACTTTTTATTTTGATCATAATTATTAACCAAATCGTTTACCTGACTCATAAATATCGTCGCCAAGGTAAGTCTCTTTTTGAGCCTCCATAGCTTCTGTGTAAGCATCTCTATAAGCCCAAGTTCCAGTTTCTAGTTTTTGACCAATATCAACTATACCTTCTCTTAAATCTAATTCACCTGTATCTAAAGCTTGTTGATATCCTAGTGCTCCAGTAGTCATTTCTTGCTGATATCCTAATTTTCCAGTAGCTATTGCCTGGTCATACGCAGACTTTCCTGCTTGCATACCCATACTATATTGATCCATCACATCACCTCTAACATTGCTTTCTATCTCCGCAGCTGTACCAGAATAAGCAAGCCCACTCTTTTTCCTAGCAGCTTCACCAGCTATTCCTGCCTGTCTACTACCTAATCTTGCTTGAGCACCAAGTGCTCCTCTTTTCGTCCCCCATCCTTTCCTTAATCCTGTCGATGCCAAAGCTTGTGATTTTCCTAACTGGCCTCTTGTTAAATCCCATGCTTCTCCCAGTTGCTTCTTTTCTAAGTCCCATGCAGATTTAAGCTGACCAATATCAATACCAGCCTGTTTTGTAAGTCTTTCCTCTTTTGCAGTATCATATGGATCAAAATACTTTTGCCAATCATCCTCAAGTGTAGTCCCTCTGAAATCTTTCCCAAAATCCAATCCTTTAGTAGTAGGATCAAAGCCTCCTGACATATAACCTTCTTTCTCACGCCAGTTACCTCCAGGATCAAGTTCCATTGTAGCCCATATCCCTTCTGTCCCACCAATTTCTTGTCGCAATTCTCCAGCAGTTGATGTTGTCTCTGTTCCATATTGACAATTTGGATAATCACCACTCCATCCATCTCCATAAGTCTCTCTACATGTTGGCATAAATTCTATACCCTAGCATATCTTTTCCCACTCTTGAGGACTGGATTTTGAGGATGAAACTTTCTTAGCCAATCTGGAGCTCCTCCCCCTTCAGTATCAGTCCACCAATCCTTCCCTTCAAGGTCCTCAGGTGGTTGTAAATATGACATCAATGATACTCCTGTACCAGTTACATCTTGCCAAAATCGAGACTCATCTGCTTCTTGAAATTGTTTATTTATGTCTTCAAGCTCATATTTTTGACTAACATCAAACTTGCCTACATCAGTGCTTACAGCATAGTTTTCTGGATCATAACCTGAAGTTAATCTTGATCCCCACCTTCCTGCTTCCTTTCCAGCAAGATTTCCTCTATATGCTCCCTCTGGCCCTCCTGCAAAAAAGCCCCCCACAGCACCAGCAGCGCTGCCTACCATTTGCCATATAGAACTTCTATCTGAATCTTTCTTAGCAGCTTTTTCAGCTTTAGCTAATTCATACTCATACCTTGCTCTTTCAGTGGCACGTTCTCCTCCTTTGTCCCTTAAAAATGATGATCTTCCTTCGCTATATGACATAATATTACCTTTGGTTATTCATTTTAACTTATAAACTCTATTTCTAAATACATAACATTTTCGTGTATATTGTAATTAATGCTATGTGCTCCCTACTTTATCTAAAACTTTCTTATATAATTCACCATTATATTTAACATATTCTACTACACCTTCATCAGTTGATCTTAATACTGGTACTCCTTCTTTTAATTCTCTAGGGGATGGTTTACCAGATGTTACTTGAAGTCTTGATTGCTTAGAATGTAGCTGTCTTCTTTGTTCCGATGTATAAGGCATATTATTTCACTGATTTTAATCTATATACTACTGATATATCATTAATTGTAAAAGTACTTGTAGTGGTACTCCCTGAAGAATAGATTCTTAATCTAATAGAATAAATATTATTAGCGTCATTAGAAGTAGATGGAGTAAATGAAGCAGTTGTCCATTGAGTTGCACTTGAACTAAAAGCCTCATTAAATGTTTTATCTAATCCTGTATCCCCATTTGTATCATATTTAATCACAGGAATAGTGCCATTACATTTATAAGTAATATAAACTTTATATACTTTCTTTTTTTGACCAGGCTGTCCAAAGTCTATATCTTTAGTAGTAATATCAATCATTGCTTGATTTACACTAGCATCATCCCACTTTAATAGAACACCATTAGTATGTGCATGGACCAAATCTCCATTCCAATCAGTAATAAAATTTGTCAAAGAATTACTTGTAAAAGAAGCATTACCTCCCTTAATCCAAGACTGTGTTACTATATCATATAAAAAGCAAATTCCAGTACCACTTGTAGTAATGTCATCTACAATAACTAACTGTCTTTTCTTTGGGATATATCCAATCATAGGTTCATTAGTAGTAAATGTTGCCCAGTCACTCTCCTTTATAATTTGTCTACCGCCTTTTTCAAGTAAGTTATTTACTTTCTGTCCATCATATAGATAACATCCAAGGTTATTAACCCATGCAATTCCAAAATCTGTCTTACAAGTAGCTACTGGATGAGATATACCTTTATGTAAAAAGGTTTCTTCTAAAAATTCTAATTCTTGAGATATATTCAAAAGCTGCATTTTCTTTTTCTTAAAGATTAGTAATCTGTCTGCATATTCTTCAAGTTTAACAATTTCATCTCCATCACGTATATCTGTTTCAAGTCTTCTTTCAGGCGTAAATGAATCAAATTTACCTACACTGGACTTTAGTATTGCATCTCCATAGGTTTTTAAATTACCTTTTTCATCTTTAATCCTTGGATGTCCTACATATACAATTCTGTTAGCTACTACAGCAGTTTTAAATCCCGATCCAAGTCCATCAAATCCTACAGAATTAATATCTGCAGAATATCCAGTCATACTTTCATATGTTTCAACTTCTCTAAGTGAACTAATATAGCTACCTTCTGCATGTGGAGCATAAGCACTAGCAT